CGTGCGCACCATCCAACTCATCATGGGTGGTCTTCGCCGTTAAAAAAAATATCAAAAAGATCTACAACCTCACAATCAAAAACAATCTCACCTACTGGAAAAAAGAATCGGGGCGTCAGGTTCACCGACGCACCGAAACCGCCTTCAGGCGGAATCTCTCAATCTCGTCTACAAGGATTAAAAAAATGTCCTCCCAAGAATTACAAACACAACTCACATCACCTGTACACAATCAAATCCATCACAAATTCTCAAAAAAACAACGACATTCAATCACTTTCAACAATCCATCACTCACAAAACAATCCTTCAAAGACGAATGCGATATCAATCGCATAATGGCCCGCTATCAAGCTACGGGCCTCCTCCCCAACGTCAACGAGCTTCCAGCTCAATATCTCGACGTCACTGGTCTGGATTTCCAAGACCACCAAAACTACATCGCGGGGGCAAATTCCATGTTCTACGAACTGCCCTCCGCAATCCGCGCAAAATTCTCAAACTCGCCCGGCGAGTTCCTCGACTTCTGCTCCCAAGAAAAAAACCGTCCAGAACTTGCGCAACTGGGCCTTCTAAGGCCTATCACCGAGCCGGTAATACCAAACCCTCAACCCAACTTATCCACAGCTCAAAACGGCTCTAATCCAGTCCAAGCGGCATCTGCCGCTTGACTCCTCCGGGACTATCTATATACTTGATGTCAATAGTCCCGGTGACACCACTCAATGCTGCTCGAGCTTATCGTCCTGTTCCACTACCTGAAAGGGCCTCAAAATGAAACGCCACAAAATGTCCAAAAAATCGTCCAAGAAGCTGTTCTCCAAAACCGCCTCACGCACCCATCGCAAAAACATCACGGGTGCGAACACTGTCATGCGCGGCGGAATCCGCCTGTGACCGATGCCCTGCTACCACCCGCTGGAAGGCTACCGGTCTATGGTGACGACCATGACCGGCAAACGGGCTCTGGTTTTCAACCCTAAATACGGCTATGTCGACCTTCCTATCACTGTCCCCTGCGGCGCCTGTATCGGCTGCCGCTTGGATCGTGCCAGGACATGGTCAATTCGCCTCATGCATGAGGCCCAACAACACGAGCTCAGCATTTTCGTCACCCTCACCTATAACCCAGAATCCGAGCCGGAAGGCCGATCTCTGGTTAAGTCTCACTTCCAATCTTTCATGAAAAGATTACGGAAATTCCACGGATCAAAAATCCGGTATTTCCACTGTGGGGAATACGGCGACACAACCGCTCGTCCCCACTACCACGCGATTCTCTTCGGGATCGACTTCGCCGATAAAAAGAAACACACCCAAACGCCTCTTGGCGAAACTCTCTACAGCTCTGAAACTCTCGAAAAAATTTGGGGCCATGGACACTGTCTCATCGGTTCAGTAACCCCAGAATCCTGTAACTATGTGGCTCGCTACATCGTCAAAAAAGTCACTGGAGAAAAGGCCCAAGCTCACTATGAAAGCCTCAACCTCGCGACTGGGGAAATACATTCCCGCATTCCGGAATACATCACCATGTCACTCAAACCCGGCATTGGTGCCGACTGGTTTGAACGCTATGCCAAAGATGTATTCCCATCCGACTATGTTGTCGAGCGCGGAAAAAAAACTAGCGTCCCCAAGTTTTACACTCGAAAGCATCTTCAAGAAAATCCAGAGGCTGAAAGGCCTCTCAAAGCAAAAAGAATCAGGCAAGCTGCATTACGTAAGCATGATTCCACCCCCGACCGCTTAGCGGTTCGTAAAGCTGTAAAACTCGCTCAAATCTCACAACTCAAAAGGTCTATATGAAAACTTCCGTTTACGTCGTTCTCGACAAGGTCGCCGGTGCCTATGGCGCACCTTTCGTCATGCAGAATGATGCTCTCGCTACTCGCGACTTCGCGTTCGCTTGCAAACAACCGGAATCGTCTCTTAGTCGGCATCCAAGTGACTATTCGCTCTGGTGCATTGCCGACTATGATGACAATTCGGGCATCATCGAACCGCTTGAAAAAATGCGTTATATTGCTGACGCAATCAACTTCACAACCCAGGAGGCCTAATCATGCTCGGCGCACAACGTCACGGTAACCGGTCAGTGATGACCCATCAATTCAGCCAAGTCCCCAAAGCGGATATCCCGCGATCTTCCTTCGACCGTTCCCACGGTCACAAAACGACCTTCGACGCCGGTCTCCTCGTCCCGATCTTCGTCGACGAGGCTCTCCCCGGCGATACCTTCAACGTCTCCATGACGGGCCTCGCGCGTCTCGCAACCCCCATCTTCCCGGTCATGGACAACATGTTCATGGACACGCACTTCTTCTCCGTCCCTGTCCGTCTCATCTGGGACAACTGGCAAAAATTCAACGGGGAACAGACCGACCCGGGCGATTCAACCGACTTCCTGGTTCCTCAGTACACCAACGCGACGGGGCCCTTCCTCGCTAATTCCCTCGAAGATCATTTCGGGCTTCCCGTCGGTATTCAAGGGCTCTCCGTCTGTGCCTTCTGGCACCGTGCCTATAATCTGATCTGGAACGAATGGTTCCGCGATCAAAACCTTCAAGATTCCGTCGACGTCCCTCGCGGCGACGGGCCCGATACTTTCGCGTCCGGTACCTATAACTTGCTCCGTCGCGGTAAGCGACACGACTACTTCACGAGCTGTCTGCCGTGGCCTCAAAAAGGCCCAGCCGTAAACATCCCGCTCGGTGGTCAAGCTCCTGTCGTTGGCATTGGTATGTCCACTCAAGTTTACGGCCGTCCTAATCAGGCCGTGTATGAGACAAACGGCGCCACGTCTTACCCGAATGCAGCAGCAGCGGCGGCTGGTAACGAAATTTGGTATATGAGAGGCTCTGCCGCTACTGGCGGCCTTCCTGAGATCTATGCTGATCTCACTGACGCTACGGCAGCTACTATCAACTCTCTTCGCCAAGCGTTCCAAATTCAAAAAATCTACGAACGTGACGCCCGAGGCGGCACTCGTTACACCGAGCTGATCAAATCGCACTTCGGCGTAACTTCTCCCGACGCTCGTCTTCAGCGGCCCGAATATCTCGGCGGCGGTTCCTCGCCGGTCAATATCTCGCCCATCCCTCAAACTTCCCCAACCGGCGCTTATGCCTCAACTCCGCAAGGCAACCTCGCCGCTTTCGGCACTGGTGTCCTTCGCGGTCATGGCTTCACCACTTCCTTCACTGAGCATTGCGTGATCATCGGCCTGATCTCTGTCAGGGCCGATCTGACCTATCAGCAAGGCCTCGAGAGAATGTGGTCTCGCAAAACTCGCTTCGACTTCTACCTCCCAGCTCTGTCCCATCTGGGGGAACAGGCTGTCCTCAACAAGGAAATCTATTGTCAGGGCACAGCGGTGGACGACGACGTGTTCGGCTATCAGGAGCGCTTCGCCGAGTATCGGTATAAACCGTCCCGTATTACCGGCGAATTCCGCTCCAGCTTTGCCCAGTCCCTCGACTCGTGGCATCTGTCGCAAGACTTCGCCACCCTCCCTGTCCTGAACGACGAGTTCATTCAGGACAACCCACCAATTGACCGCGTTATCGCGGTCACAACTGAGCCCCACTTCCTTTTCGACTCTTACTTCAAAGTCCGGTGCGCCCGTCCCATGCCTGTCTACGGCGTGCCCGGTCTCATTGACCATTTCTGATCATGTACGAAATGGACTCAACAGGCTCATGGCAGGAATCCGGCGGCGGCGCCGGAGATATCCTGTCATCAGCCGCTTCACTCCTTACCGGCGATCGCCTCTGGTCTCTGGGCTCGTCCCTGATCGGAGGTATGTTTGGCGGCTCGTCCGCCTCCTCACAAAACAAGGCTCAAACAAAACTGGCTCGCGAACAAATGGCCTTTCAAGAGCGGATGTCTAATACCGCTCATCAGCGTGAGGTCATTGACCTTCGCGCTGCCGGCCTAAACCCTATCCTCTCAGCCACTAAAGGGCTGGGAGGTTCTTCAACTCCGCAGGGCGCTATGCCCACTGTCCAAAACGTCGGCGATTCCGCAATCCGCGGCGCCGCGTCTGCTCTCGCTCTCGCAACCGGCCAGGCCCAGGTCGATCTGCTGAAAGCTCAGACCGCTAAAACTCTGGCCGAAACTGCGTCAGAGCAAAAACGTCCTGAGAATATCGAAATGGACACCAAAGGCAAACTCTCGGCTGCAATGCTTGCCGAGTCCTTCAAAACTAAAGCGGATAACGAATCTCTGTTCGTGGCCGCAAATACCGTGCAACAAGAGCTCCTCAACCAGATCAACTCAACAGGTTGGCTGGCGGCCTCAAAAGCCGAGGAGCTTAAACAACTCGTCCAAAAGACGACAATCACCAAGGCAGAAGCCCAACGCGCCGAAACCGACAATGCGTTTTACAAAACCAAAGTCGGAGAAATCGTGCGCACCATCCAACTCATCATGGGTGGTCTTCGCCGTTAAAAAAAATATCAAAAAGATCTACAACCTCACAATCAAAAACAATCTCACCTACTGGAAAAAAGAATCGGGGCGTCAGGTTC